CATGACCTCCCCACACCACAATAAACTAACAAGGAATATATTATATGTCAATGACTAAACCAACTTCAGAACAGGTTACATTCCTCGCCGCAGGCGCAGGCGCATCCCAGCGCACGGCGCTGGACAAGCTGCGTGACACCGTCAGCGTCAAGGACTTCGGGGCGGTGGGTGATGGAGTGGCTGATGACACAGCAGCCATCCAAGCGGCCATCGATGCCGTGTCCGTAAACGGAGGAACCGTGGTGTTCCCTTCTGGCACGTATCGCATTGCCAAGACTGTTGGAACTAATGACAGGTGGGGAATCAAGGTGACGGGCAGCAGCGTTCGTCTGCAAGGTGCAGGTGCCGCGAGCCTTCGCAGGTTCGACACCAACATCAGCACGCCTGCCAACGCCTATCCGATCCTCCTCATTGGAACGCCGGACAGTAATGCCGCAGCTGCGTCCACGGACATCGAGGTGACTGGACTTACGTTCGTAGGCGAGAACACGCGCCATGCAATTTCTGGGCAGTCGCCGCAGGACTTCAGGTGTGCGATCCTTGTCAAGAACTCCAACCGGACCAGCATCCGGGACTGTACGTTCACGCTTATTGATTCAGCCGCGATCTTCTACCAGTACCCCGCTGTGTACGACGATGTCGCGGGCACGCACTACAACACGACATGCAATTACAACACATCCATTCGCGGATGCTCGCTGGTCGCAACCAGTCATGCGGTCGTTGGGCGTTCACTTATCCACGGCATCGACCTAAACGGAGTGACAAACGCGGTCGTAAACGACAACGTGTTGTCTTGGTGTGATGTTGGGATTAGTGGTGATGCGACCTTCAACAACTTTTCGGAAACCGACGCATCGACATGGACGCCCGTGTATGCTGGTTGGGCGCTCGGTCCCGTTAAAAAAATTGGCCGCAACTGGACGATCAACGGCAACTGCATTGCGGACAGCACGGAAACCGGTGTGTACCTCGGCAACATGGACGCGGTGGTGTCCAACAACACCATCAGGATGAACGACCCGGCGCTTGCCAACAGCAGCGGAATCAAGATCCGCGGTCGCGGAATGTCCGTGGTCGGCAACAAGGTCACGAACTACCCGACTGGAATCAGCGTCAACGAGGCGGCCATCGACGTTACCGTTTCTGGGAACACCATCTATTCCCACGGCGGAACAAGTGGTGGAGCCATCGACGTCAACACGGACGGGATCTCAACGTACATCGCAAACCGCCCTTGGTTCGCTAGCGAGTACAAACCGATGAGCGCCATTTCAATCACCGGAAACAGCATCGACTTCCCGACGTCTGCCGCCCCAGATGTCACGCAACATGCCGCTTTCCGCGTGTACACGGACGATTCTGACGCGAACTACCCGGAAGGTCAGTTGATTGGCGTGATTATATCTGGCAACTCCGTGAAGAACTGCAACAGCGGAATCTTGGGTATTGGCGCACTGCTGCGATCAGTGTGCGTCTACGGAAACTCGTTTGCAGCGAAGCCGTTTACTACCGCTGGGTTCGCGGCGGGAACTACGCTGAACACATACGCGGTTTTGCTCATCGACGTCACGGCATCCGTCAACACGTTCTTCAACTATTCGTTCACCGGCAACTGCGTGCATGGTGCAAGGTACCTCGTTGCAACCACGACCGGAGGAGGTGCGACAGGGACGTTTGACTTGCCCAAGGGCATTGTCGGCAACCGCCTCAACTTCATCAAGAACCTTCGCACGACTGATGTCAAAGCATTTGGCCCTGGGCAAATGACCAGCAATAGCGGAGAAAAATGGCTAGATCGAACATTTGATCCGACGATGATTGGCAACGCGCTGGACAATGGGTCAACCAATACGGAGCTTAACCGGACGTTCCTGTACGATCCCGACACAAACAAACTGCGTTTCTACACGAATGACTCGGGGACTTTCCTGGAAGCCACATGACCTCCCCACACCACGACGAACTGTTCCTCGCAATCGGCAGGCTAGAAGGTAAAATGGATGCATTACTTTCTATGCAGCAATATCAACAAGACCAGCTCAAGGATCACGACTCTCGCATCCGATCCCTTGAGCATTCCCGTGGCTATGTCATGGGATGGTCAGCTTCTATTGGCGCTTTAACCAGCGCCATTATTACGTTTATTATTAAATCTTTTTAAGGAATCTAAGTAATGCCTATAGAACTAATTTCATTATTAGGTGGCGGATTAACTGGGTTTGTGTTTCGTTACTTGGCTCAAAAAGCACAAGACCAGAAAGAATTATTTGAAAGAGCTTTATCAAGTAATAAACAAACAACAGAAAATCAAAACGCAGCAGCAGCCCGTGTATCTATAGATGCAGGAAAAGTTGTTCGTCAAGTTATTGTATTAACTGTTTTGTTTTCAACCTTAGCTGCTCCTTTTATTCTACCTTTCTTTGGTGTACCAACTTTTGTTGAAGTAGATACCAACAACCCAGAAGCGTTGTTTGGTTTAATCCCAGAAACCAGTCGTAAGATCTTTATTGAAATCAATGGATTCTTATACACATCCGAGAACAGGCAGATTCTTGTATCTATTGTTGGTTTCTATTTTGGTTCAGCCGTAGGAGGTAACAAGTCATGAAGTATTTATTATTTTTATTTTTGGGTGCTTGTTCAACAGTCCCCCAAGTCATCCCCGATGTATCCCGCCCCAGTGTTATGGAAGAATCCATTAAACACAATTTATCAACTTCGGGTGAATCAAGTTACCTATGGATTTTATGGTATATCCCAATACTGGTAATAGCCCTGAGTTGGACATGGAAAACATTCTTAAGAAAGGATAAAAATGAACAACAAAGAAACTGTGAACAAAATCTACAGTAAGTTCTTATCAGTTCTTTTAGAAGACCTGAACGATAGCTCCAAATGCGGTCCAGGTCTTTACCAAGTAATCAGAGGAGTAATCCAAGATAACAAAGAGTTATTGGACAACTTGCCTAACGACTCAATGGCAGCTATTGAAAACAAACTGGCATCTTCGGTACCCTTTAAGTTTACCTCTTCCAAGGCCGTATAAGCCCTAGGAAGCCACCGAGCTTTGAGGCGGTACCTAGATACCCCCCAAACAAGAAATCCCTTATAAGGAAACCAGCGCAATGAAGGTACCTCCAGAGGTTATAGAAGACTTTAGAAACCACCTATATTTTTGTTTCAAGTATTTGGGATTGGGTCAACCCACCCCCAAGCAGTACGCTATGGCTGAAGAGTTACAGAACGGTTCTAATGACTTTCTATTACAGGCGGGGCGTGGGGATGGGAAATCGGTTATTAATGCTTGTTTTGTTAGTTGGAAGTTACTGAAGGATCCTAATAGAACTCAGTTGGTACTGTCGGCAGCAGGCGACAAAGCCATTAAGTTTGTTGCCCAAGTCAGGCAAACCTTGTCTTTGGTTCCGTATATGCAACATTTAATACCCCAAGAGTTTGAAAAGGACTCGGCTTTTGGTTTCAATGTTCATGGTCGTACCCGTATTGGTCAAGATCTATCGGTATCAGCCAAGGGTATTACTTCCCAGATCACAGGATCCCATGCCGATGACATCCTGTGTGATGACATAGAGATCCCTGAGAATTCAGACAGTCCCGCTGCTAGAGAGAAGCTGTGGGATAGATGCATGGAATTAGAAAACATTAGAAATAAAATACCTAGTTCTACTATTAGATTCTTGGGTACCCCTCAGACCAAAGATTCAGTCTATAACAAACTTGCGGGTATTTATAAAGTTGTTAAGTTTCCTGCTGTTATGCCAGATATAAATAATTCCAACGAGTGTGATAATGTTCACCAATATATCTTAGGATTGCAGTTAGAACCCGGTCAATCAACCCAACCAGAACGATTTTCGGATGAGCAAATTTTAGACATTGAAGCTAAGATTGGACCCAGCTTATTTGCATTACACTATAAGTTAGATACCTCAACCTCTGACAGTAAAAGGTATCCACTCAGGTTATCTGATTTAGTTGTTATGGATGTAGACATTGAGGTCTTTCCCCACAAAGTAACGTGGGCTAATGCTGTTCAAAATAAAAGGGTTCCTTCCTTTGGGATGCGTGGTGACATATGCTATGAACCAATGTGGGTATCGCCTACCTATGTTCCGTATCTTGAAACAGCTATGTTCATTGATCCATCAGGTCGTGGTGCAGATGAAACATCCATCTGTATAGCCAGCTTTGCCAATGGATATGTTGTTGTTCATGAACTGTATGGTCTTCAGGGTGGGTATGATTCAGGAACCTTGGAGAAGATTTCAAAGATGGTTCTTCAGTATGGGATCAAAAAGATTAATTATGAGTCTAACTATGGCGATGGTATGTTTGGTCAAATCTTAAGACCAGTCATTGCATCCCAGTGTGGTCAGGTTGCTATTGAGGAATTCAAAGTAACTGGTGCCAAGGAAAGCCGTATCCTCAGGATACTGGAGCCTGTGTTTGCCCAACACCGATTAGTCTTTGATACCAAGGTAATCAAAGATAAAGAAAATCAAACTCAGATTACTAGGTTGTCAGATCGTAGGGGTGCCCTAAAGCATGATGATCGTGTTGATGTTCTGGCTTCGGCTGTTAACTATTGGTCTGAAGCTATATCAATTGATCCCGATAAAGCAATAAAGAAGAACCAAGAAGAAGAACAAGAAAGAATAACTAAAGATTGGTTATCCAGTAAAAGATCTATTGGATTATTGGGTGATCGTATCAGTGGAGCTATTCTTTTAAATAACAATGAGATGAAACCACCCGGTAAGTTTGGCCAATCAATTCTTCGATATAAACGAATATGAGTAAAAAAAGTATAGCCGTAGTAACAGGAATAGGTCCACGTACAGGAACATCTTTTGTTATGCAACGTGCAATTCTAAGTGGTCTTCCAATAACAGGTAAAAAATTTATTGATGGTTATACTGTAAAAAAGCATAATCCAGATGGTTATTGGGATACAGACCTTGAAACAATCCAAAATAACAACATTAATAAAACAGTAATTAAACTGTGGTATAATTCTCTTAAGTATATAGACCATGATTTAATATCTTGTATTGTTGTTCTAGAAAGAAAAAACAAATTAGCTCAACTAGCCAGTATGTACAAAGTATATCGTGATGAATATAAAATGACAAACATGGACGTTAATATCTCTGATATTTTTTACGACCACCACACAAAGTTACAACAGTGGTTAAATCAAAGAAACCAACAAACAATTCTTAAAGTATATACTGAAGACTTAAATCAAGAATATCCAAATATTATATCGTTTTTAGAAAGAGGTTTATTATGGCAATAGCAGCAGTAATAATGGGCGGTATGGCTTTAGGTCAGGGAATTATGGGAGCTTTTGGCAGTAGCTCACAAGCAGCAGCCCAAGCTAAAGCAGCAGAAATCCAACAACAACAAGCTAACTTTAGGGCACAGTGGGAAAACGAAGCTAACAATCGAAATATGATGAGAGCTTACCAAGCTAACTTGGAAAGAAATATTTTGATTGAAAAGGGTGCAAACATTGACCGTGCTTTACAAGAGTTATATTTAGATAAATCCTTTTCAAATCAAAAGGGAACTCTCAGTAAACAAACAAACGCAACCAATGCCCAGTTTCTGGGAACAATGAGCCAGCGTAATATTGGATCTAACTCAGGAACTGCTAGAGCTTTGCTAAGGCAAAATATGTCAAACATGCAAGCTAATCTAGTGGCTTTAAAAACTAACCACAGACAAGCTTATAAAGACATTGAAAACCAACAAAACCAAAAACTAAGTCAACGTCAGTTTTCATTCCAAGAACAACGAGCATTCTTACCAACACTGGGTGGAATTGCTGATAGCTCTTCCACAGCTTTAACAACTGGTTTAATATCAGCAGGGCTGGGTGGTATCTCTGAGGGAGTTGGATCGTACATGAAGTTTAAACCCACAGGATAAAACAACATGAACAACAATCTATTTAACCAATTACAAACTATGGCAATGCAAGCAATGCCTCAGAACTACAGTCAACCAGAAACAGTTGACTCAGTTGTTGACAACGAACAAATTCAATTACTAGGGAAAAAAAGAAAACAAGTTTTTGAAATGTTTCCAGATAATTCCCAAGAAAGATTTAACTATTGGAAAACACAAATTGACACAACAGGCATGACCGCCAAGGCTAAACAAACTTATTGGAAAGACTATGAAGCAATGCACCCCGAAGGTATTGTTGGGGCTAAAAGAGACTTTGTTGATGTAACTAAAAGAGAATTAGATTATATTGAATCACCTGTAGCCAAAGAGTTTTTCTTAAGAGAACGATTGGATAACACACCTGAGTGGGCTAGAAAAGAACTAGATCCCATCTTGGGTGAACTCAGTACTATTGTTGCCAACTCTAATTATGCCAAAGCTCAACAAGTTTATATGAAAGACTTGGATCTCAGGATTAACAGGTTTGCTGTGTTGGCTCAACTGGATCCAGATGTGTCAGTTGAAAACCACACCACCGATATTACAAAGCTAGAGCAAATGAATCTTCTTGAGGTTGCTAAAGTTGAACAAGGTAGAGTTGGGGTATATTCTAAGGGTGGTAAATTTATCCCAGCCTTTGGTTTACAAAGCAGAAATGATGTTTTTGAAAATGATTCTAATGGTTCTCCATCACTAGAAGAACAATCTGTAATCAGATCTCTAGCTCCGACTATTATTAAAAAAGCAATCCAAGGAAACCTTGCCGTTGCTAGAAATAAAATCATGGCAGACGAAAGGGCTGGTATTGCTGTTGCTGAAAAATATCTAACTGACGGTGCTTTTAATTTTGATCAATGGGACACAGCATTCTCTATGTTACACAATGTTCCAATGTACGATAAAATTAAACTGGGACTGAGGGGTGAAATTACAGCTGGTAGAATTAAAACAGAGTCTGATCTAAAATCTGCTATATATCAATCCGTATCTAAATACAGCTCTTTTCTAGAAAAGAAAGAAAATAATAATGGCTCCACTTAATCCAATACAGCAACAAATATTTGAAGAAGGTCCCAAGTCCAGCGTTGGTATGGGCAGTGTTACTCCTTTTGTTTATCAAGAAACATATCCAATACTGCCAGCACCAATCAACCCAAACATTGCTGTTACAGACCAACAAGCTTGGTATAAACTAGGTGCCGAAGCTTTTAATATTGCTGGTAAGTTATAC